TCTACTGATTCGGGCGAGAAAGAAAGCGCAATAGCAAAAATTTTAAAATAATCGATCAATTGTTCTAGGGTTAAATCTTCTGAGCAGTGAAAACTTAAATCAACATCAGGATGAGTCTCTGGATAAAAACTAAAATTTACAGAAGCATTTTTTTCATTTCTTCCATTTATAGTACCTCCATTTTATCGCCAAAGTAATATTTTGTAACTCCATCCGCGGGAGCCCAGCGGGAAAAATCTTGCCCATACCAACTATCCTTGGCAAGTTCTTTTGGAACTACGATGATACAAGGAACTCGACGCTTTACCATATCTTCTTTGGTATATGAACTATTATATGTTCCCTCACAGGGTTCAATTACAAGATCATCAAAATCAAATGCAATATCTCGGTATCCGCTTATATAATTATTATAAACTTGTCCTGCATTGTGTTCATAGGGCGCGTCATTCCAGTCGTCGCCCCACCACTCTATAAGATCGTCCTTACCCAGATAAAATCTAACAACATTACCTTTTTTCGCAAAGTCGATAATCTTCATTGTTTATTTTCCCTTTCTTGTATAAATTTTTTAATTAGTAAATCTTGTTGTTTAACCTTTTCTTGAAAATAGTCTATTAAAATTAGAGCATTGTCGTAAGCGTCAATTAACTCATACTTATCCTGCGCAAGATCGCATTCGTTACATTTTCGATTACAGTTGCGGCTAACACATTCTTTTTCGATTTTTAAAATTTTTACGACTTTGTCTACGTCAATCATATCAACCCTCACTTTCTATATATATTATAATATAATTTTAAAAAATTGTCAAGCATTTTTTTCAGTAATTTCTACAAAATTGTCTTTAATATTTTTAGCGCATTCATCGCACCAAGGAGAGATCCAATTAGTGGAGGTTTTTGTTGCGGGCGCGCCGCATCCAATACAAGTATGTTCGCTAAGTTTTTCGTACTTATAAATTACATCATTGATTGCGTCTGTAACCCAATTTGTATAAAAATGTAATAACCCAAATTTTTCCTTAATTTGTAAAATGCGGAAATCCGCGGCTTGATCTGGCTCCATCATATTAAGCTCTTGTTGAATTTCTTCACACATTTGTTCGCCAAATGCCACGCGCCAACCATCAGGCATATCATCTAATTCAGTATAACCATAATCATAATTATCTACTACTTCTCCCGTCCATCTATTTCGCGGCAGAAGCCAAGGATATTTTGCGATTAGTTGCTTATTGTATTCACGAATTTCTTCTGTAACCATTTTTACTCCTTAAAAAGATTTGCGGTTTAGCCGCCATATTTTTTTTATTTTAAAATTTGATATTTATATTTATATTATTATATATATTATTATTACTCTATTAGTTTTCGGACAAATGGCACGAAAATCGTACCATTGGAACGATTTTCGGACAAAATAGCACGATTTTCGTACCAATCTGTCCGAAAAATAGATCAATGAATGGTACGATTTTCGGACGATTAAATACATGTACCTTTTGGCACGAAAGTATATTTATTTGGATTGTCTGAATCTTGTTGAATGAAACCTTTTCTAATTAGTTCTTTTTTAGCATCTGAAATACTTTGTTTTGGTATCCCCATTGCGTTAGTTATTGCCGCAGGTGAAAAATAAAAATATCCTTGATTTTTCCATCTTAAAATATATATCCAAATTTTAAAAGCATTGCCATTTAATTGTTGAGCTACTTGATATATTGCAGTATTTTTTAATAATGGTAAATAACCATTTTCATCTAAGGCATCTCCTTCATGATAAAATAGATAATCAATATTTGGTATATCTATTTTTATTTGATTGGCATAATTCGGCATATAATGTCATCTCCGTTAATTTGATAATTAGAATCCAACATTTATTTTTTATTGATTAGCTGTTGGGCGGCATTGTGAAGTTCTACTGTGTCTTCAAAATAATATACTTTTAATTCAGGTTTATTACGATTTGGCGCCATACGAATCAGCTTAAAACCCTGACGTTCAAGCGCAATGGCTATACGCTGTGAAAAAATTGGAAAAAGATTCATAATTCACACTTCCTTAATCTAAATCAATTTCAGCCCATTGAGCCTTAATTTTTCTTAATTCATCCAAAACTTCTTGTTGTACTTGTGCGGATAAATTACGTGTGCCATCTGCCCATTTATATAATGTATCAGGACAACGGCCGATACGTCTTGCTAATGTGCCTGGTAATAGTCCGGCTTCTTTTGCTTTTTGAAATGCAATTCTTAAATCCATAATTCTCACCTCCTATGGATAGGTGACATGACTTTATCTGAAATCCGACAAAATGCGCCGATTATTTATGCCATTCTTTAATATCTAATCCACAAAATGCACCCCAACTTTGGAGTGCTACACGCTCACTACACTTATTTTGTGGTGCTTCAAATACTATTGCGGCGAAATCAATATCATTTAAACCTTCATCTTTTTTAATCTTATGAGCAAGTCTATCTAAATGATCTAGAAAATCTCCTATATCTATATCATCCAATTGATCTCGATAGACTTTTAGAAATTCGCAATCGTCAGGATGTTTAGGATTACATTTTCCATTGCATAATCCTACGCATTTCTGTCCTGGCTTTAAAGGTGGACAATCGATAACCCAAATTCCGCGGTTGTCACGTCCTAATGGGCGCCAACGTGGAGGAAAAACAGTTGTATTTAAGCCAATTAAATTTTTAGGAAAGTTTTTTACCTGCGCCCAATATGATGTATATAATCTCAACAAAAAGCACCTACTTCTACTGGTACTTCCGCGCGCTCCCATTTTTGTAATTCTTTATTCCATAGATAATAAATATATGAACTAAAAGGTGGATATTGATATAGTCCTGGTTTTACTTCTCTTACTGCCGCGGCTTGTGCATAACAATCTTGTAGATCGCACCAATTTTCTTCAATAGCTCGAATAGCTGTACTTTTTTCATAATAAAATCCAACGCGTTCTTCGGCGCCAAAATCAATAAATTGATGTTCATCTAGACGCCATGGATGAGAATAAACGAGAACTTCGTAGATAGGCTGTTCAGTTGTTTTTACTAGTTCGATACATTCATCAAGATTATCATTTACTCGCTCATATGCTTTTTGAGTTTCATAACCAACACCGAAAAAATCTGCGTCTGAAATTCTTAAAGTTTCTAATGCGTTAATAATTTTGTCCATAAGTTTTTTCCTTTATAATTTAAATTTGATTACAAAAACGATCAATAAAATCAGAAGGAGGCATATTTTTTTCTAGCCATTCTTCATAATCTTTTAAAGTTACTCCTTCTTTAAAAGGATAAACTTCATATGAAAGATAATCATCAATGACTTCGTTTAAAATTTCATAATATTCATCTTCATATTCATCTTTCCATTCTTCATATCCTTTTCCCTGTAAAAAATCATCTCTCGTATAGTATTCATCTTCAAGAAAACTATAAGAATTTATAAGCTCATAGCTCAGTTCTCTACCATAATCACAAGCTTCTTTAAATGAATCACAATCACAGGCAGTATAATCATAAATCCCATGCAGTCCTTCATACATTTGTTCTTTTGCATAAATAAAATATAGCATATCGTTTTCTCCCTTTCTTTTTCTAAAAATATTATACTAAATTTTTTATAAAAAGTCAAATAAAAAATAGGGAGGACAAGCCTCCCTACCAAAATAATGTACCACTGCAATTCACATTATCATTATTAAAAATAACGATAATTCCGCTCCTTCTACACATGGCAGATGAGCTAATGACACATATACATAATTTCTTTATTGTGCGCGCGGGCATATTCAATTTCGCTTTTAGTGCTTGCGCCGATATAATTATTTGGATTGATCACATAAATTGCATCAGACATATCAATTTTTCTTTTATGGATGTCATCTAATATTTCTTTTTGCTCTGGGGTTGGTTCAATATCACTATGACCAAAAACACCAACGCTAATTACAATATTGCCTTTAAGAGTCAAATCTGCTTGGGCTCTCATAAAATCATCTTTAAATCGAGTACTTCCGCATAATGTAATAACTTTATATTTATCTATCATTTTTAACCTCTGGCGGGGCATCTTGGTATCGCACCTTATTCTTTAGACCCTTGCTCTTCTAATGTGTTCTTTACACCACTACCCCAATTTTCTATAATTCTCTTCATTACTTCTTGTCCGCAATTAACACATAGAGTTTGATCAGTACCTAATCCAAACCAGTCATCATTTAAATTTTCCCATTCAGTCCATTGCACTC